CCAAAAAAGCCCGCAGCCTCGACGCCAGTGACATCGTCGGCGTCCTACAGCTCCACGAGAGGGGGCAACACGTCGATGGTTCTGTCGGCGGCAGAAGTAGAGCAGGCTATTCTAAACGAGCCCGATCTTCCAAGACAAAAGGCTTTGGAGGCATATGCTCGGAACAAACAAGCCCTGATCCAGGAGGGAAGATTATAATGGCTACGGCTACAATACCTAAAAAAGAACCACTAGACGCGACATCTTCATCGTTAGCTCGCGCAGAAGCCCGTATTCGTGAGCTGCGCGAAGGCGGAACATCCCCCGGACAGGCGCGTGACCGTTTCTGGGCGCCGCAACCTCCCGATGGATGGGACTATCAGTGGAAAATGAAGCTCCTAATGGGCGAAGAGCAACACGCTTATGCCGTCGAGCTAGCCCGTAATGGCTGGGAGCCTGTCCCGCTGTCGCGTCACCCTGATCTTATGCCTGTCGGCTGGTCAGGCACCACGATTGAAGTTGACGGGCTTATCCTTATGGAGCGCCCTAAGATATTCACTGACGAGGCAAGAGCTGAAGAGCAAAGATCTGCACGCGAAGCGGTTCTAACAAAGGAAGCTCAATTGCGTGACGGCAGGGCCGGAGACTTAGGCCCGAGAGAAGTTCACCGCTTTTCCAAATCTCGTGGGGCGATTGCTATCCCCGATTGATTTGACAACAAAATCGGGGAGGTGTAATAATCTCCCCGTCATTCTATTTCGGATAGCTCGCGCTGAGCTTGACGATACTTAATAGGCGGCAAAAAGCCGATCTATACTCGCCGCCCGCGCTGGGTGTGCTTAATCATCCTGTTTTATGCTTCTAACACGCTGTTGGATCGTGGAACGCCCCCTTCAAACGAGAAGGAGCGCGTTGGCATGGCTAACGTCTTCGCACCGAATGGGTTCTCGCCCGAAAGCACATCGAACGGGCCGATGAACTTCCGCATTTCGCAGCGGCGCATTGCGTCATCTGCGGGTGCTATTTATCACGGCGATGCCGTGGTTCCTGTTACCTCAACTGCAAACGGTTACATTAAGCAAGCTACGGCGGGAACGGTTCCGCTGGCTGGCATCTTCTGGGGCTGCCAATATCTGTCAGTCAGCCAGAAGCGCACCGTTTGGAACAACTATTGGCCCGGTTCAGACGCCAATGGCGACGTCATCGCTTATGTGATCGACGATCCGAACTCACGCTTTATCGTTCAGACAAGCGGCGCTTCGTTCCAGATCTCTGGCACGTTGTCGACTTATGGCTCTTCGCCAGTCGGCCAGCTCTGCCAGCTCAATGTCGGAACAGGCAACACGCTGTCGGGCATCTCCGGCATGTTCGTAGATACGATTGGCACGACGGCGACATATCCGTTCATCGTGACGAACCTCGTAACGAACCCACCGGGCGTGAACGGAACCGATCCTACTTCGCAGTATAACTACATCGAAGTCGGCTTCAACAACGAGTGGCTGCGCGGTAACGGCGCTGTTACTGGCATTTCCTGATAGGAGGCTTAGGATAACGTGGCTGAATTTACTCCCGTCACCCATCTGGACTTGCTAAAAGCCATCCTCTTCAACCGTTCTCGCCTTGCGGAAAATGGTTGTTGGGAATGGATTAGCACGACCAAGAATGGATATGGGGTATTTGAAAGCGGCTCAATTACAATGGTGGCGTTAAAAAGTAAGAAGCGTGGGGCGCATCAGGTGTCCTATGAGGCTTACAAAGGTGTCATACCGAAAGGTCTTGTCGTCCGTCATACATGCGATAATCCGCTTTGCATTAATCCAGACCATCTTATCCTCGGCACTCAAGCCCAAAATGTTGCCGACCGCGAAGAGCGTGGGCGTCGAAAAAATATTAATGGCGAGCAAATTGGCACAGCAAAACTGACAGAAAATGATGTCCTTGCTATTAGGGCATCAGATTTATCAGATGCTGAGTTAGCTTCCGCCTATAATGTTCACAAGACAACCATCTGGCTTATCAAGTCCGGCAAATCGTGGAAACATCTAATCTGCGTTGATGCGCAGAAGGTAGGATAACATGGCAGTTAATTTAAGTGCAATCAGGGACTTACTGCTCCCGGGATTGCGCGGGGTGGAAGGAAAATACCCGCAGATACCCAGCCAATGGGATAAAATGTTCGAGAAGAGCAAATCAAACCTCGCTCTCGAGCGCACCGCTGAAATGCGTTACCTTGGCTATGCCGCAATCAAGACTGAAGGCGGCGCCGTTTCGTTCGACAACAATGCGTCAGAGCGTTACGTCTATAACCAAGAGCATTACGAAATTGGTCTCGGCTACGCGATCACTCGTAAGGCAATCGACGACAACCTGTATAAGACACAGTTTGCTCCTACGAACCTTGGCTTGGTTGAATCTTTCAGCCAGACAAAAGAAATCTACGCAGCAAACATCCTCAACACGGCGCAGACCTACAATGCTGCGGTCGGCGGTGACGGCGTGTCCCTGTGTAACCTCAACCATCCAATTGACGGCGGCGTTATCGCAAACACGCCAACAGTTCAGGTTGACCTTAACGAGTCTTCATTGCTTAACGGCATGATCGGCATCAGAACTCAGTTCCGCGACATCGCTGGCCTGAAGATGTATGCCCGTGGTCGCAAGCTGATTATCCCACCAGCTCTCGAGCCAGTGGCAATCCGCCTGACGAAAACGGAACTTCGCCCCGGCACTGCAAACAACGACGTCAATGCGATCCTCTCGACCGCTGGTGGCCTTCCAGAAGGTTACATGGTCAACGATTACTTGACATCGCCTTACGCATGGTTCCTTCTCACAAACATCAAAGGTTTGGTGTATATGGAGAGAGTGCCTTACGAAATGGACATGCAGGTAGACTTCACAACTGACAACCTACTTGTGAAGGGCTATGAGCGTTACAGCTTCGGCTACTACAACTGGCGTTCGATCTACGGCTCGTTCCCAACGTCGTAACATGGTGGGGGCCGCTGCTTGCAAGCCCCCATCTTCGCTCAATGAAAGGGCCTCGTAATGGCTACAACTACTTTCACTGGGCCCATTACGGCGGGCTCAGTTCTTGATACAACAGGCACAACACCCGGCACCATTGATAATACTGGTGGCGTCACGCTTGCTCAAACTTCGTCTATCACGCAGTCTGCAACCAGCGCGGCAACAACCATTGTCATCCCAGCGGGAAGCACGATCCTCGAAGTTTTCGTGGGCGTGACGACCATATGGAGTGGCGCGGCGGCAACTTTCACCATCGGCACGACGTCGGCTAACGCCAACGAACTCGGCGGCGGAACTGGCGCAGCGTTAGGTGTATCGGCTGTGACACCGTCAACTCAAGCGCAGACAAACCTTTGGTTTAATGTCGGAACTACTGACATTATCCTTTACGTTAAGTCTGCGAATGCTGGCGCCGGCGTGGGCTATCTGACCGTGCAGTATCTGCAAGGTCCGAACCTTATATCTTAATCGGAGAGTGCAATATGAAGCACATGATGCATAAGGCACGCTCTGAGCGTGCAACGGGCGGCAAAACCCCTCGCAAGATGAAGGTTGAAGCTGTCAACGAGCCAAATGATCCTCAAGGTGAATTTGACAAAGACGATGCTGCGGATCTGGATCAAACCTACACCGCTGGCAAGTCAAAGGTTGTCGAGGCTGCGCGTGAGCGTAAGCGCGGCGGTTCTTGCATGAAAAAAGGCGGCATGGCTGTCGAAGGCAAGAAGGCAAAAGACCGTATGGATCGCCCAGCTCGCAAGCGCGGCGGCAAGGTTGGCTCAGAGAAAAGCCCTCTGACTGAGGCTGCTCGCACCTCAGACCGTCCAAACGCTGACATCCAGTCAAAAGACGGCATGGATTGATCGGTGGGGGCTTAGGCCCCCATCTTTCCTTTGGAGAGCTTCGATGGCTGACAAGTGGATCTCAGGCGCCATTAAAAAACCCGGCGCTTTGCACAAATCCTTGGGCGTTCCTCAAGGTGAGAAGATTCCAGCTAAAAAATTGGCGAAAGCAGCGCATAGCGACAATCCAACGCTCGCAAAACGTGCTAATCTCGCAGAGACACTTAAAAAATTACACAAACGCCACGGCGGCGAAATCTAAGGAAATTAAACATGAGGCCAATTACGGTCACGGCTGGCCCCCTTCCCGCACCGGTCGCCAATGGAATTGCGATTGCCCAGACGCTTACGCAGGCTGGGAATCTTGCTCTTAACGGCAGCTATGTCAGTGGCGGAATTGCAACGCTTGGCCCTTATCAGCGCCGCGTTATCATTACGTCCACAGCAAACGATAGCGTTAATACTTTCACCATTAAAGGGCTCAGCCAAAGCGGCAGCGTTTTAAGCGAGACTCTTGTTGGTCCTAATACTGGCAGCGTTCAGAGCAATCTGAGCTACAAGACAGTTTCTTCTATTTCCATAAGCGGCGCCACGGTAGGCTCTGTCTCGGCTGGCACAAACACAGTCGGCTCTTCGACGTTTGTGATGTTTGATGCTTACGCCTTCCCGCAAGTATCAATTCAGGCCGACCCCAACGGCGTTACGGCCACGATTGAGCAAACGCTTGATGATCCGAATAGCCAGACAAATCCGATCCCTACCGCAAGCATGGTTTGGTTGCCTCATCCAGACCCGGCTCTCAATACGTTCTCAACGGCTGTGCAGGGCAACTACGGCTACGCCCCTGTGTATGCTCGCGTGACGGTTACGGCTGGCACTGGAACGGTAACGGCGACATTCATTCAAGCGGCATCGGTTCCTAAGTAATGGCAGACACACCCCTCACCTCTGGCCTTATCACAGGCAATTCAGGGCTGTGGGGTGGCGCGCCGGGGCTATCTAATAACTTTGGTTTGTGGACGCCCCCGGGCGGCCTTTTGGCGAACTCGGGCACCCAAGAGACCGTATTTCTAACAACTGAGTCGCTCGATCAGCTTACGACTGAGAGCGCGCAAGACATTACGACAGGATAAAATCATGGCATCCGTTACAATATCGGGTCTCCCCTCTACTTCCTCTGTTGACCCAACGAATGCCGCGATCCCCGTAACAAACAGCGGCACGACTTATAAGGCGACACCAAACGTCCTTATCGGCTCCGCTCTTGGCGCACCGCCAGCAATCGGCAATCTGACACCGAATGCCGGCTCATTCACGACAATGACCATTAGCAGCACGTTTACGCTGTCTGGAGGCCAGTTAATTCCTGTAGCAAATGGCGGGACTGGCTCTGGCACGGCAGCCGGGGCAAGAACCAACCTTGGCCTTGGCTCTATGGCCACGCAATCCGCTTCGGCTGTTTCGATAACTGGCGGCGCCATTGATGGTGTGACCATTGGCGGTAACAATCCAGCGGGCGCATCTTTTACGTCAGTGGGCGTTAATTCGTTTCTTTCTACGCCGATAATTCAGCCAAAGAACACGACGGGCATTCAATTTGAAGACGCCAGCAACAATGTCATGGCGACTTTTGGCGACAACAATACGCTTAACACAACCATCTCTCCTGCAAACGGCACTGTGACGCTAAGCCCAAGCGGAACGGGTAATGTTGTTATTGCCCCTGCGGGATCTCTTAGCACGCTCGACAATGTTACGATTGGAGGGACGACGCCAAGAGCTGGAACATTCGGAAATATCCAAGCGAACACGGCGGTTTATACAAACCTTATCCGCCCATCGGGATCAAGCACCCTATCCTTCTATAACTCTTTAGGAACGACACAGCTCTCTATTGCGGCTGGTGGCGGCGTGAACCTGACGGGCAATCGTCCTGTCTCTATTTCTCCGGTCAGCTCTACTGGATCGGTAACAATTAATCCTTTTGCCGGCGGCAATATGGATAAGGTGGTGATTGGCGCAACAACGCCAGTTAACGCCACGTTTAATACATTGACGGCTAATAGCACTGTTAATCTTAGCCCGGATAGCTCTGTTGTTAACATATCTCCAACAGGCTCCGTTGGCGGCGTTATTATTGATCCAGAGGCCGGTGGAACGCTTGATAACGTGCTTATCGGCGGCACGACCCCTTTGGGCGCTACAGTTACTGATCTCACCGCTACGGGAACAATTAATCTTTCTGGTAAAACCGTAACAATAGCCCCTCTAGGGGCTGGTGAAGTAATAATAAACCCAGCCACATTAAGCTATATGGACAATGTGGTTATTGGATTTACGACGCCGACTGTTGCACGTTTTTCTTCAGTATCGACAACAACTGGCCAGATAAGCACCACACCGACAAATGGTAATGATATTGCCAATAAGTCCTATGTCGATAGTGTCGCTCAAGGTCTTAACGTAAAAGCGGCTTGCGTTGTTGCAACGACAGCAAATCTCACATCGCTTTCTGGCTTGCTGACTATTGACGGCGTTACGGTGTCGGCGGGAAATCGCGTTCTTGTAAAGAACCAGACGACTTCCTCGCAGAACGGTATTTATAACGCGTCGGCAACGACATGGACTCGATCCTCTGACATGAATACTTGGTCAGAGGTTGTAGAAGCATTTACCTTTATTGAAAGCGGCACATTAAACGCCAATACAGGCTGGGTCTGCACGGCGCAAACTGGCGGCACGATTGACGTCACGCCGATGCCTTGGGTTCAGTTCAGCGGCGCTGGAACATACACTGCCGGAACCGGTCTTACGTTAACAGGTTCTCAGTTTAGCATTACAAACACGGCAGTCACGGCAGGAGGATACGGAAACGCATCTTCCGTGTCTTCGATTACGGTTAATGCTCAAGGGCAAATAACGGCAGCAAAATCTCAATCTATTATCATTACGCTTTCGCAAGTCAGTGATGCTGGCACAATAGCTTCGCAAGATGCTAATGCGGTAACAATTACTGGCGGCACTATCGACAACACATCTATTGGGGCTACGACCCCAGCGGATGGATCGTTCACGACTGCGCATGTAAATTTTGATGGCTCTTCACGCGCTTATGGCTCTCTCAATGTCGGCGTGCCAAGCCCTCAAGGTTCTGATACAGGCATCATCGCATCGTATATTGGCGACCAAGCGACGTATCTGCAAAGCATCATGCAGAACACTAACGACGGCAATACGGCATACACGACGTTCTCCGTCCTTAACGATACAGGCTTCTCCAATTACGGAGATTTCGGCGTAAATAGCTCGACATATAGCTATTCCGCAAACGGTTATCCTAATAACGCTTTGTCACTTCCGAATGCGACGTATCTTGAAAGCTACGGCGGCGATCTTTCTATTGGCACATGGCAAGAAAAAGCAGTTCATTTGATTGCCAATGCAGCCGTAAACACAGCGGATGCATTAACGGTTAATACCGATAACACGGTAACGATACCAACGATTAAAAATAACGTAACTTTTATCAAAGGCGGCGCTACAGGCGGTGGCGAGTTACTTCTCTCTATTAACGATTCTGCGGGTGTCGTTTCTCTTGTTCCGTCCGTTATTGGTTCGCCCAATAGTGGTGCTCTTATTGTTGATGTTGGTGACGCGAGTATATCGTCGTGGACATTTTCTGGCGGCGATTTATTCCCTAGTCAGGGCGCCACCAACATGACCAACGGGTTCGTGTTTATACCGGCAGCGGCTGGTCCTCCTACTGGAACGCCTACGGTTGCGACTGGAACTGCTCCTCTTTATTACGATACAACAGACGGCGCCCTCTACGCATATAACAGCGCGTGGCAAAGCATTAACTTGCAGCCTAATCAGCTAGAGGCGCGTGCAGCCCCAATGACAATTGCCACGACGACAGACACGGCAGTCTTATGGACGACGGTGGATGTGAACGGGACAAAACT